TTAAAAAAAGGCCTGAATTAACAGGCCTTTTTATTATATTACATTTGTTATCTTACAATTGCCGCTTCATACGGATTTGTTTGTGATGGAGTGCCGAATATCATCACGCCGTTTCCTATATGTGTGAATTCTTCTGCCGGTGACGGCCTAAACGCACAAGTATTGGTATCAAAATATATTTCAAGTGTTATGCTACCTACTTCAATAGTTTCGGCAGTAGTTTCCGATGATATTTTATAGGGCGTATTAGTTCCGCAAAATCCAGTAAAAACAAGTTTACTTGTAGTAATTGCCGGAAACCTTGTAGTCCACCATGTTTTGATTCTTTCACATACGGTGCCATCTAATACATTTTCGCATAGTGATGTAAATGTGTACGAAGATGTATTTATTGCTGTTGTGTTTCCTATAGTTATTGATAATATACCATCAGAAAACATAACTTTTGCAAAATTTGAGGCCTGCCCATATTGTGCCCACCAAAAATATGGAAATGATGGCTGGCCGCCACCTGAATGAGCGTCCACATAAGCTTTATTTGCGGCGTCATAATCATTGGTCGGTGTTCTAAGATTAGTAACCATACCTTTAGAATCAGATTGAGACATATCTTTAACAATTATGTCACCTGTTCCCACTTCAAAAGTAAGACTTTCGCCAGTGCTTGTAATTTGCGGTTGATTATTATTTGAGCCGTTGCTTTGCAGTTCTAAATTGCCATTAGAGCCACCTGCAATAATAACATCACCATTTACAGTTCCACCCGTAGTTTTGTCTAACCATTTGACTTCATTATTTTGCAAAGTTGTGATAGCAGTTCCCTGTTGCGTTAGTTTAGTTTCTGCCGCTGTTACTCTTGTTGTAAGACTACTTAAATTTGTATTAGTTGTTGAAAGCTGACCATAATTTACAGCGTCAGTACTTGCAGTGCCATTACTAAGTGCGGTAATTTTATTATTACCCATGTTAAGCACACCGCTCATAGTATCGCCAGATTTGTTTAACTTTTTAGCGATTTCTGTATCTTGCTGTGTGTTTTTTGTTTCTACAGCGCTCATGCGAGTGGTAAGCCCTGCTACATTTGTTTCAAGTGTTTTTATTCTTGATTCAAACGTGCTAACTGTAGATTCCAAATCATCTATTTGATTTTGCAAATTTTCGTCGGCGGTTTTTCTGTCCTCAATCTCCTGTTCAATCTTTAGCGCGTTAAGGTAGTTCGTCCAAAGTGCTTTTGCATAATCTTGTGTTAAGTCGGCAATTTCATATTGACAGTCATTTACATAGAATTCGTCACGAGATATATACCAATAAGCTACAGCACTGGGTACTTCGTTATCAGCAGGAATGTAGTTAAATTCACCCTTGTTCATCATTTCCGAATTATCGCCCTCGCACAATTCCGTAGCGATTGTGCAACCTGCGGAAAGTAAAGCGGAAGCAACTGACGAAGTTGTCATACCTTGTTTATTTGCATTATCTTCTTTTCCGGTAGACAGAACTACTATTTCACCAGTTTTGCCGTTTTGGCCTATAGCCACTCTGCTTGTTTTAACGTTATATTGGGGTATTTTATTTATATATTCAGTTGCCGTAATAGCGCCGTCTTGAATCAATATTCCAGCAACACCCATTGAATTTACAATGCCATCATTTACAAGCTGTTCGTACCCAATTGAATTTTGGTATAATTTAAGCTCTCGTTCATTTGTGAAACCAAGTGTATATAAACTTTCGTTTATCGTCGTAGGAAGTTTGCAACCGTCGACAAAATTAAGCCCATACCAACCAGCGCCACTTTGATACTGTGCAACAATCATTTTATCAGCGCTTGTTGCCTTGGACGCTTCAAACATATCTTCTTTTAGATTTTTATTCTCGTAGTTGTCATAAGCAAGACGAAGTTTAAAATTTATAGGATTGTTTTTAGCGTCATATTTATTGATATGCGTCAAAGTATATATTGCAGAGCTTTCAGCGTCGAATTTTTCTTCCGTCCAAACAGCGCCTTTATTATAGTATGCACCATTTTCTTCTGCGGCTTTTTGCATGTTTCGCAATAACTTATAGCATTCCGCCATTACTTTATTGTAAGTGCCAGCCATACAAAGCACCTTTTTATCAAGTGCAAGTATTTGTTCTTCCACGCTATAACCGTAAGGAACTGCTGGAATATTCGGATTTGGAATACATCCAACCGGCGGATTGGGAACAAAAGTCGGAAATTCTTTTTCGCTCATATCAAAATACCCCCATAAATAAAGTTTCAAGTTCATCAATTATCATCATATCAATATTGAGTATAATTGCCCGATATTCGCTTATTAACGTGGCGGGACTTGTTCCCTGTCTGCCGCTACGCTCGATAGCGTTTGTTTGTGTCTCATCTATATTGACATTTTGATTTATTGAGTTTTGCTTTGAATTGTCAACAACTATGCTTCTGTCGCTGTCAATAGAAGCTGTTACTGTTTCGGAATCAGTCTGTTCCGTTTCGGTTGACTTATCAGAAGAATTAGAAGCGTTGTTCGTTGTTTCTGTTTCGACGGTTCCGGTCTTTGTGTTGCTACGGTTTTCTGTTATAATATTCGTAGTACCAGTTGTTCCAGTATTTGTTGTTACACCGTTGCTTGTTTCGTTTGTGGTAGTTTTTGCATTTTCATTTGTGGTATCTGTAGTGCGCGTTGTCAAGTAGCCTGTGCTTGTAGTGGTACGAGTTATACTGCCATCTGGGTTAACGGTTTCGACCGTAGTAGTATTAATACCGGTTTGAGGAACATCCGAAAAGTCAGTTTGCTTTGTGCCGCTTGTTACATTAGTGCCGCCACCTGTATTTTGCGTTGCATTTGTAGTGGTTAAATTGTTCGTTTGCGTTGATTCCGTATCACCCTTATTAATTTGCAGTTCGGTTAGATTGTTGGTGACAGTATCATTTGCTGTGGATTCAGTATTTTCCGAAACCGTTTCGGTTGAAGTGCCAGTTAGCGTTTTGTCGGTGTCGCTCTTTTTTGTCTCGCCGTATGTGTCAGTTGTCTTCCCCGTCTCTTTCAAATTGTTTTCGGTATTTCCCTGTTCCTTTTGATTTTTTGTTCCCGAAACATTTTCTTTATATTTGAAAGTTTCTAAAGGATCGAAATCAATTAATTCACTTTTATAAAGCTCATTGTAATATGGCATTATTTCGTGCATTTTCGTGCGCAAATACCAATTGAATCTATCTGGTGTTTCTGCGCCTATTTCGCGGAAAAAATAGTGACTAATGATTTTTTTATTAAGCACATCTCGATGACTTTCGTCGAAAATCGGATAGTCATTAAGTGCAAGCGGGTATCCCCTGTTTACAAGTTGACCAAGCTCAATTGTGTAATTTGCCATCGTCACTATCCTCACTTTCGGGGAGATTGATAAAGGTTTGCAACGTTGAATAATCTTCGCGGAATTTAACATTAATATTCGTGCCGAACATTTTATTAATTTGCTTTGCGGCTTGCTGTCGAGCGTTCAGCATAACATATCTTTGAGCTTGTACAGCGCCCAAATTTAAATTAACTTCATCCGACACAAGTCGTTCTCTTTTATCTGTAGACAGATTTTCAATACCAAAACAAGTTAAAGCTTCGTTCCAAATTTGTTTTTTCAACAAATTGAGCGAATCCGCAATATAGGGCGCTCCGGTATTTAGCGATTTTATAGAATCAAGGTCAAAACCTTTACTGCCTATAATAAGTGGTTCGTTACCATTGTATTTGCGGAATGTGTTTTTAACCGTAAGCCGTTGCTGTTCGTCCGTGATTATTACAATAGGTGTCTTTTGCGCTTTTACGTTAATGTCAATAGTTCGCTCTATTTCGTACAGTCTATTGGCATATAACATAATTGTTAAAATTGACGGCGTATGCAGATAGTTATTATAGATCAATACGCTATCCTTGTTAGTGCGTTTAGCTTGGTAGCCGTTTTGCGCATATGCAGTACGTTGTGTGGGAATCCTATACACATCGAGCGGCGCACCAATCATACAAGTAAGTGCAAGATTGCCCATTACGTCATCATTGAAATATAAGCAATAGCCAAATTCGCATAAGCTTAGTTCAAGGAACCGTTCGTCTACACTGTCCGGCAAATTTTCCCATTCAAACATATTGATGGCTAATTCTTCCAAACGGTATAGGTAGTCGATATAGGTGTCATTATTAAGCTGTGCGCTTGAAATGTCATTGCGAACGTCTCTATTAAGAGGTCGTAAAAAATGTTTGATTATGTTAGGCATTACCTCTGCCCCACCCCTCTATGTTTGTTAATATATTACCACTAACCCAATTTTCAGTAGTTTCCCAGTATTGGTCATGCCAAATTTTAACACCTGCCACAAAAATATTTTGAATGGTGTTTAAAGCTATGTTAGGTATGCGCCCTACAATTTTAGGATTTTTAGATTTAACATAATTCATTCTGGCTCTGCTATATTGGTTTGGAATTTTTATGGCGTTTATCTGATACCCATAATAGTCAAAAAACGTATCAATTCGTTCCAACGCTTCATCATTTAAACAGTATCTTTCAAAATAAAATTCAAAATGTCTATTAGACATCAAAAAATCATTTGATTTTGAATATTTAGTTGTAGAAGGCTCGAATAACGTATTAAATAATGTGGGTGCTGTTGTTTGCAGTGCTGATACAGTATTAGATTCGCCTTTCATAAACTGATTTAGCCCAGTATTAAACACACTTTGTGCACCTTGCACAATACCCTGATTTGCAGTATATAGCCCAGCATACATAGTTGCCAAGCCGGTAATAGAATTATTTACAGCATTAAAAGCCCATTTATAAATAGAGCCTAATTGTTGCATTGCGGTATATGGGCACTCGATTGAAGCATTTCTTAAAAATACTCCTTTAGAATATGAAAGATTTCCGCCCATATTTTCGCTATAACTATCATAGGTAGTATGCAAATGCGGCATTACTAATACACTTGCGTTTAAAGTATTGCTTTCGATTACAGACAAATCGCAATCGGTCATTGTTTCCGGCGCAATACTTATTTCATCACCCGTTGTCGTGCGTAAACTAAAATACGTGAACTGTGAATTATAAAGTTTATTATTACGTACTGTATGTGCACCTAATTGTGGTGGAGTTAGCAGAATATTGGTGCTAATATTACTTGCGGAAACTGCTCCACCGCCCTCGCCTAAATCAAATGGCGTCATAATAATTGATATTATACATTCAGTGGCACCAAGTAACTCAAAATATTTAATTGCGGTATTAACTTCATTATAACTATTATATGGCCAAGACGAAGTATACAAGCCGCAATATATGCCATCCACTTCGCCAGCTCTTGTAAAACCTAATTTAGAAAATCCTCCGTTTTCTTCATCTTCCTTTAATACAATAAGATTTGGTGAAACTAACATGGTAACATATGGGATATTATATGTTCTAACATATCTGTTAGATTCATTATTCGCCGCTACGCCAAAATATCCGTCAAGTTCAATATTTTCACGCTCTAAATATGTAAATAAGTTGTCGTTTGCAGGATGTTCTCGTTCAATATATGACGGCATAAAATCAAATTCAAATAAATATGTTTGGAAATAATCTAATTCGTACACAATTTCACTACAGTACGGGTTAATATAATTTATTTGAGTAACAAATGCGTAATACCATTTACCAACTTGTGACGTTGTTTCGGAATAAACTGCGCTATTTTGGAACATTAAATAATTAACGTTTTCTAACTCTCCGCGATATTTATCAATACGACATGTCATAGCTGGCCTGGTAGTTGATGATTGATAATTAACATGCTGATATGATACGTTTGCAAATCGCAATCCATCTTTAGAAAAGTTTCCAAAATAATTAAGCTGTTCGGTTTTGCTTGAAAAGTCTATAGTATCAGTGTAACTATTGTCAAACGGCACACCCTCGCATAGCACAATTGCAGAAGCAGTCAAACTATTAGCCATATTACACCACCGTCACTTTTGAAATTGCGCTAACGTTTTCGTTATGTGTGCTTGTAACCTTAACGTTAAACGTTGTAGCGGTTTCGTCAAGCGGCACAAAAAGCACACCGCGCCAATCAAGTTGAGATTTTACCGTTCCGACAACCGGCACAATTTCATACTTAACAGACTGGTCTACAATATTTGCTTCGCCAAATAACGACAAATCGCTGGTGCCACTAACCGTGGCGCTAAATGAAAATATCGTATTTTTATTTAATTTAACACTTGCGGGGGTGATAGATATTCCGGTTACTGTCATGGCCATGTCGTAAACTCCTTTTGATTAAAGAGAGGGAAAAAATCCCTCTCTTATTGTCCAGATACAGTTACAGTCGCAGTGCCTTTTTTGGTTCCGTCATATACGGAAGTGGCAGTCACCGTAATAGTTGCGGCGGTTTCGTCCGGGCTAACCTGCAACGTGCCATCATGGTCAATCAAACTAACCGTGCTATTGGTAGTCCATACCACACGCTGCGGCACAAGGTTGCCAGCTACCTTTGCACTAAACTGTGCAGTTGCGCCTTTTTTAACCGTAGCAGTTGCCGGAGTTACAGTAACGCCAGTTGCGGTGATTGTATCAGTAGTAAACAAAATTGCGTTAGCAAAAGGTGACGTGGAGAATACTTTCCACACGTGATAGAAATAATTCCAGTACAGCCCCTCGCTATTGTAAATTTCGGTGAATTTAGCCAGCGTGTCAAACACCATGAAAAAGTCAGCGTCAACCAACGCGGCAACCGCGCCGGTCAGCGTCCCAAAATCGTCCACAAGCACACGTTGTCCCATGAATTCAGCTTTTTCCATGTTAAACGCTGACGCAAGTACATTAACATCAATCGTAGCGTCAAATGCCGCGTCCATCAAAATAATCTGGTTGGGCTTTTTGGTAAATGTCACAACACCTTGTGCGTTATATTGCGAACTCATAAACTCAAGCTTGTTAGAAATACCCTTGATGGTAGTTACAATGCTCTTTGCGTTTTCAGCAGTAACTGCGGGAATTGTAACCGGCCACATGTTTCCGGCTTCAGCGGCTTCGACAATAAGCTGTTTCATAACCAGATATTCATCAAATTCTGCCCCGCTGTACATGCTATCAACAATGCGCGCAATCAAATCAGTTACGCCTTGCGCGGATACAAATGCCTGTCTAAGCATTTCATCCGAAATAGTGGCTTTGTAAAAGTTTTTATAATTGAGCTTGTGGAAAGCCGTAGCAACGTCGGGAATTTCGCGTTTAAATACCTGATTTTCGGCAGTATCCGGATTAAATTCGTGAGCGCGCGCAATATTTACAAAAATTTCTTCAATTGTTTCGCCATATTCGAGCATTCCTTTTTTAAAACGTTTCAAGGGATTGGAATACAGTTTTGAAACAATAATAACACGGGCAATGCGATTAACAAGAGCATTCAAAAATTCATTCTGGGTTGAATGATATTCGTTAATTGATACGCCAACGTCAAATATATTGTCCTGCGTAGCAATAGGCACACGGCTTTGATAATCGGCACTTGCGGCATTGCGAATGGCATTTAAAATGTTAATGCCATCCGGCACAAGGTCTACTGTTTTCGGCATAGTAGGCATAGTATAATCACCTCATCTAAATAAATCATTTATTGTAATCGTCGTAGCTTGCATGTCGGATTCAAGCGTCTGACTATTACTATCGTTTTTGACCGGAGCGCCGTTGAAAAACGCTTCGCGGTATTTTTCTTTCATATTTATATATTTTTCTTTCCATGTGATTTCGTCATCGTCATAAACATCTGTTTTTGCATATGACGGCGCGCCAGATACATCAATAAATGCTTGATTTAATTCTTTGAGCGCATTCATCACATATTCATTATCGTTGGTTGCTTGCGATATTTCACTTATTTTATTTTTAAATTCTTCGGGTGTCATATTATTCTCTCCATAATAATAGTATCATCAATAAAATCAACATTATATCCGACTAATTCGGCAATTGGTCTTATGGGTGCCATCATTCTGTCGCCTTTAATCTCTGGCGGGGTGTCTATTTCGATACAATAATCGTTAACGTCCAAAACGCAATTATGCGGTGATATAGATATTGTCCGCATTTCATCTATCAAAGTGGCTAGGTCATTTTTTCCATCCCAATAAACTCGCATGCCAAACATTTCCGCACACTTTCTAACGGGTAAAAAAGTACGGTCATTCTTTATGTACGGCGCGTGTTCGAGTTCCAACAATTCACCATCACATTCCGCGAATCTATCTTTAATTTTAAATTTAATGGAGTTATATGCCGGGAGTACTTCGGTAAATTCGTCACATATTGCAAAAGTTTCGCCGCCGATTCTACTAATTCTGGTGTGTGGTAAATAAATAATACCGCCATTTACTTTAGAGCCGTATGAATTAACGCAAACAAAATATTTTTTGTCATTTATCACTGTTACATCAATAATGCAAATTGCGTGATCGGCGTGTTTTTTATTAGGGTAATTTGGTTCGATGCCGTTTTCACGTCTACCGAAAAGCCTATCAATTATAATACCTGTAACAACAGGATGATTCAATAATAAATGGTCTTCTATTTCTTTAATAGAATTTATACAAATAGCGTTCGTGATTCGATAATGTGCTGAATCTGTAGTGAATGAATTTAAAGGTGCTATACCATAATCACAAGCGTACTTAATAGCATATCTAATTCCGATACCATCAGAACCATTTGACACATTATTATAAATGCTATAAGGGTCTAATGGTATCCACTTATTTGTCAATTGATAAATATTTAGCATTCTTGCCATTGTAACAGCAAATGCTGAACATGCCTTACTGTGGCCTTGGTCTAAAGCAAAATCTAATGCAGGTATTTTCATTTATTACCTCTTAAATAGTTAGCCATGTTGTGAATTAAATCCGGCAAATACAACAAATCATTATAGTGATTAACCCAATATTCCATTGTATTTATAATTCCGACTGATTTTAACACAGCTAAATCGTCAGCAATTGTATTATAATATTCACCTGTCGCATTTGGTATTCTTGTTTCGACTTCCGGAGAATATGAAATATTCCCCTTTCGGCATTCATAATGCAAATGTGCGCCAAAAGTGTATCCGGTATTTCCCATTATACCTATTTTGTCGTTTGCCGAAACAACGTCGCCCTTTTTTATCAATCGCTCTTTCAAATGACAATAATAATGCAAATGCCCAAAATAATCACGGATACAAACATAATTCCCCCACTGCCATGTCAAATTGGTTTTATCTGTGATAATTCTGCTTTCAACACAAACGCCATATGTAATTGATACAACGGTGTCGCTCCCAATTCCAACTAAATCATAACCGTGATGGAATTCTTTAATTCCATTTAAAACACGTTCGCCATAAGGAGACGTTAATTTTACGCCCTCGCAATTAAACGGTATTTTCATTTTAGTTTTTCAAGCAATTTTTCGATTGCCATAGTGTTGTTATTAACTGTAGTTGTTAATTCTTTCAAAACGGAATCGCGGCGCTCATTTTCAGCAATTCTGTTTTTCCGTTCCCAAACGATATATGCACAAAGCCCGATTACACACGCAATCGGGAAGCCCAGCCCACTAATTAATTGTGTGACAGTTCCAACATCCATAATTATAGCGTCATTTTGATGATGTCATTGCAAATATTTTTCACATTGACATTCTCAAAACGTACTACCCCCAATTTATAATTTTTTATAAAGGATTCAATCAATGATGATTTTTGCCCTTTCAGTAATAAAGTGTTTGGCGAATGGTCAGCCATTGTCAAACTGTACACAAGCAAACACGATGGGTCTATGTCGTGTGAAACAAATTCAAGTCCTTCTTTATAATCAATCCACACGCCATATTTTTCTCCCTTGTACACCATGGTAAACAAATATGTGGAATTTGGTGTTTTCTTTTGAATAAATGTCGAATCGTCTCGCAAAAAATCATTATGTATTGCATAATCGGCATATGGGGTGCCAGAAATAATTTTAGCAAAACGTGTTTCCTGCATTCTGTTTTCAAATTCAGACGCTTTTATATTTTGCAACAAAATATCATTTTTAGCGATTATATCATTTTTGCCATAAGGCAAACGTAGGTTAAAATAGATAAAATACGGGTTCGTTATCGTCAGGGCGTTTGATAAAAAGAAAACCTTAACATCTCGCATTCTGGCTATTGTGCTGTATAGCTCTAAAAAATTAGTAACCTCATCCGGCAAATAGTGGTGATAGCCTTTATCAAGGATAAATTCATCAAAAATTATTTTATTAACATTTGGAAATGGTACGGACTTTTCCACCTTGCCCGTTGATAATGGCACGGCAACACCGCAATCTTGCCCGTTAATTCTAAACCTGCCGTTTTTTGCATAAAAATCAACACTTGGATAACTATCTATAATATCATCAAAAAATTTGTCGGTTTTCTTTAATTCAGTTTTGAAACGTCTAACATAGACAAACTGACTGCCGGTTTTTAAAAAATCTTTAATAGCCCAATTTTTACAACCATAAGTTTTTCCCACACCACGTGCGCCAACAATAAAATTAAACAGACAATTATAGCTTAATGCTCTATTAATATCCCAATACATATTTTAATAAAAAGGCGGTTTCTAAATACAAGGTTGCATTATGTAATTTACTCCCGCCTTTTGATAACTTGGGCAATAAAAGATTCGACAAATAGGTGTCAGCCCTTAAACCAAAACGGCACTATTTTCCAAGCGTCGACCCCCGTTTTAGGATTTGTCGTTTAAATCTTCTACACCCACTTATACTATACTCCTTTATTAATATTTTGTCAATA